CAGATATACTAACAGTTATAAGTGATGATAATTCGAAAAGAATGGGTGATAATGCTGAATTTTCTCTAAGAGCTCAAACATCTAATGGTGTAGCAACAAGTGTTCAAGTTATAGATTCAGGATTTGGTTATATAAATAATGGAGATTTGACTCTAACAGGCAATTCTAATTTTGTTATAACTGGTACAGCTAATGTATTGTATTATGGCACTGGTACTGGTAGGTGGACAACAAGAAATAGTTTTTTTGAGTGATGATGCTAAAGTACATGATAACTTCTATTATCAAGAATTATCATATGTTGTGAGGTCTGGGTTATCGTTAGATAAATATTCAAAAGTGTTAAAAGATCTTCTTCATGTATCTGGTACACAATTGTTTGGAGAAGTAATAAAAGTTCAAGAATCGGTCGGACTTCAAATATCTGTAGCTAATAGTAGTGTGACAATAGGTTAGATAAATGGCAAAAATAATAAGAAAAAATTTTAACGTTCATAGTGCTCAACAGTTCATTGAAGCTATAGATGAACCAGCAAACACAATTTTGTATTTAGGTTATGGAAAGCATACACAATTTACTGATGATTCTGTTCCCGATATACCAATCGATTCCCAAACAAATGGCCATTTTAATGTATATAGAAATCTTATAGGAGGAAAACAAGTAACTCCAACAGATATAAATGCAATGGTCAAAAGATATAATTGGACAACTAATACAAGATATACAATGTATGATGATCAAGCTAATATAAATGACACACAATATTATGTTGTTAATCAAGAGGATTCTGAATATAATGTTTTTAAATGTTTAGATAATAATGGTAATACATTATCTACAGCTGCTCCACTACTCAGTGAAACAGCAGCAAATGATTCAATCTATGTTAAAACCAGTGATGGATATCAGTGGAAGTATATGTATACTATAACATCATCTCAATGGAACAAATTTGCTACAGAAGAATATATTCCAGTTGTACCAAACGCAAATGTTGTAGCTAATGCAGTACCTGGAACAATACAAACAATTGTAGTTAATACAAATGGAGATAATTATAATGCTAGAGCAAACGGTTCTATTGGTCAAGCATCAGTAGGTGGTAATAATTTAATATTTTCAATACAAAGTGATGTTGATGTGCTATCTTCAAATACTGATTTTTATAAAGGATCTTCAATATATATTAGCTCAGGTACTGGTATTGGTCAATTAAGAACAATAAGTGAATATGTTGTTTCTGGTAGTGTTAGAAGAATTGTTGTAAATCAGGCATTTGATACAATACCAGATTTGACTTCCCAATTTGTAATTGGACCAGCTGTTACTATATATGGAGATGGTACTGGAGCTCAAGCTAGGGCATTGGTTAATACTACTTCAAACTCAGTTAGCAATATTCATATAGTTAATGTGGGGTCTAATTATACATGGGCTAATGCATATGTTGTTGGTAACACAGGTTTTATAAATGCTGTTACAAATACAGCTATATCTGCTAATTCATCTACAATAAGACCTATAATTAGTCCTAAAGATGGTCATGGATCTAATGCAGCTAAGGAATTGGATGCTCGATACGTTTGTATTACAACAACACAATCAAATACTGAAAACGGTATATTATCTACAGAAAATGATTTCAGACAAATATCATTAATAAAAGATCCTAAATTTGCTAATGTTGTTATTAACATAACATCGTCTGTAGGTACTACAACTGTCGGAGAAATATTAGTTGGAGATACATCCAATGCAACAGGAATTATCACTGGATCCAACACAAGTCAAATATCACTAACAAATGCAGTTGGTTTTTTTGTGACATCAGAAACAGTTAGGGGATCAACATCAAATAATACTGGAACCGTAACATCTATAACACAACCAACAACCGTTTTTGATCAAAGATATAAATATACATCAAATGTTTTGACTACTGGAAGTGGTAGTGCATATGGTGGATTTATAATTGATGAAATAGTAACTCAAAGTCCAAATACAGCTTTAACAGCTAATGCAGATTTATTTTCTGTAAATTCAACAAGTATGTCTGTTACCAATCAATTAGGTATTGTTAATGTATCTGATGTTGATGACCTAAATACATTTGAAGGAATATCATCTGGAGCTGTTGCTAGTTTATCTGCTGTAACAATACCAGATTTGGTTAATGGATCAGGAGAAATATTATACGTAGAAAATATAATACCAGTTGTGAGATCTAATACACAAAGTGAAACAATAAAACTTATAATTGAGTTCTAAAGGATAAAAAATGCCAATACAAACAGATTTAAATATTAGTCCGTATTATGATGATTTTAATGATACTAAAAATTTTCATAGAGTTTTATTCAGACCAGGTGTAGCTGTTCAAGCAAGAGAATTAACTCAATTACAAACTATACTTCAGGATCAAATAGAAAAATTTGGATCAAATATACTTACAGATGGAACAATAGTAAAGGGATGTAATTTCAATTTTGCTAAAGGAATTGATTATGTGAAATTATCAGATTTACAAGCTGATGGTCAACCTGTTCTCGTTAGTTCATATGCAAATCAAACTGTTGTTTCTGCTTCTTCAAATCTTACTGCAACAATTGTAAACGAAGCTTCTGGTTTTGAATCACAATCCCCAGATCTGAATACATTATACCTAAAATACGTAAACACTGGTACTGGTGGCCAAAAACAATTTATAAATGATGAAGTCCTTCAAGTACTTTATGCAAATGGTACTGCAATAGCTAATGTAACTGTAGCTAATTCGAGTTTTGCAAACGCTATTGGTAAAGGATATATATTTAAAGTTAATGATGGTATTATATTTCAAAAAGGACATTTTATATCTGTAACAGAGCAGGATATAGTTGTATCCAAATATACATCAAACGCACATAATGTATCTGTTGGATTTGAAGTTGCTGAAACTGTTGTGAATAATTCAATCGATACAACATTACTTGATAATGCCCAAGGATTTAATAATGAGAATGCTCCAGGTGCTTTTAGATTAAAATTGAATCCAATACTTGTCACTAAAACAAGTGCAGAAAAATCAGCTGCAAACAATTTCTTTTCATTGTCTGATTTTGAAAATGGTGAATCCATTACAAGAAATCAAACAACACAGTATAATAAATTAGGACAAGAGCTAGCTAAAAGAACAAACGAAGAAAGTGGGGATTATGTTGTTAAGCCTTTTTCAGTAAAGTCTGAAAGTATATCATCCAATACAACTCATACAAATATTGTTGTTGGTGCTGGTGTATCATATGTTGATGGTTATAGAGTTCAACTACATGACGCAAAAAGGATACCAATTGAAAAAGCTAATACAACTATTGAAAAATCAAATCAAACTATAACACCAAATTTCGGTAACTATATTATAGTAAATGAATTACTTGGAAGTCTTGATTATACGACTGGAGATTTAATTACTTTACATCCAGCTGCTTATCAAGCTGTAACAAGCAATTACTTCGAAGCTCCATCTTCCCTACCTAATCAGATTGGTACAGCAAGAGTAAGAGCTATTGAGAATCACGAAGGTACACCTGGAACACCAACAGGATCATATAGAGTATATTTATTTGATATAAACATGTCAGCTGGTAAGCAGTTCAGTGCTGTTCAAGCAATCCACTTTACATCTACAAGTGATTTTGTAGCTGATGCTGTATTAGAATCAGGTAAGGCTGTTATTAAAGATAATGGATTGTCAATTAATGTACAACCTCTTGGTCCAAAAGGTGTATCAACAATAAGAAATTCATTAGGCGATAATAACAATATATTTATTCATAGAGATGTCAATGAATCTGTAACATTTGCAGCAAACGGCTCGTTAGAAATAAGTTTAACTGGAAATAGTAAATTTCCGTTTACTGATAATTCAGCATTGAACAGTGTACAAGAGAGACAAATAATTGTTACAGCTCTTTCAAGTCAAACTACTACAGCAAGAACTGGTACTGTTTCAACACATTCAAATACTACAATCGATGGATCAGGGACTGACTTTATAAATGAATATAATATAGGAGATTATATAAAAGTAGATGGTGAAACTGAAGTAAGAAGAATAGTCAATGTTACAAATACAACACATATGACCATAAGTTCAAATTTTGCATCCAATCAAAGTAATCAACCACATTATAGAGCATTTCCTAAAGATACACCAATACCATTAGCTAATAGAAATTCGAATGTTGCAATAAGTAATTCTCAACAAAAAATGACAATTAATTTGGCTGAGACTTTAATAGGAACAATGAATGCATCTGTTATATACCCAGAAAAGATTGATAATGCTATTCAAATTAATAAAAATTTAAAAGAGGTATATGCTAAAATAGATACGTCTAACAATGCAACAACAACAGTTGGTCCATGGTGCTTAGGTGTTCCAGATGGATTTAAATTAATTGCTGTATATAAAGGCTCAACATATGCTAATACAGAAACAGATGTAACATCTCATTTTCAAATTAATGATGGGCAGAAAGATGCATATTATGATCTAGCCAAGTTGCAATTGAAATCTAGTTCTTCATTAAACATATCTTCTGGTGATAAATTACTTGTTCATTTTAGTGCTTTTCAAAAGGATACAACAAGTGGTGGTTCTGGTTTCTTTTCAATTGATTCATATTCACCAACTGATACTGGAGTATTGAATAATAATCAATTTGCAACTGCTGAAATACCTTTATTTGTATCTCCCTCTTCAGGTAAACAATTTGATTTGAGAGACTGTATAGATTTTAGACCAATGTCTGCTAATACTGGAACGTATGCTAATACTATAGCTTCTGCAACTGTAAATCCATCAACAACAGTATCATTTTCTAATGATAAATTTGTTGCCCCTGGCAGAGAATTTGTAGCTGATTTTCAACATTATTTGCCTAGAGTTGATCTTTTGCATATTGAGTCAACTGGCCAGATTAATGTGATTGAAGGATTACCAGCTGAAAAACCAACTCCACCATCTAGGCCCGATACTGGAATGACAATAGCTAGAATTAACGTTCCTGTTTATCCTTCTCTTGGTATGACTGATTCGGTTGTATATAATAGACCTGATTATGGAATAAAAACAACAGTCAAACAAATCAGAAGATATACAATGGATGATATAGGCAATATAGAACAAAGAATTTCTAGATTGGAATATTATACTTCATTGAATTTATTAGAAAAGCAAACTACAGATTTAATAATAAAGGGTTCAACTGGGTTAGATCGATTCAAGAATGGTATTTTAGTTGATTCATTTAAAGATTTGAGTATTGGTAATATTAATAGTTTAGAATATAAAGCTGGTATTGATAAAGCTACTTCACAATTTATACCAAAAGTTGATCAAGTAAATATTGATTTACAATATAATCCCACTTTAAGTTCAAATGTTACAAAAACAGGGGATTTGATAACAAATAATTTTACTCCTACTGTTATACTACAAAACCCTTTTGCTACAAAATCAAGAAGTTGTGCAGAATTGTTTAATCAATATAATGGAACAGCTACCCTTTTACCTGACTATGATAATTTTTATGATACTACTATTAATCCTGAAAAGGTCAATGATGTTGTTATAGACATGACTTCAGGATTTGAAAGTTTGATTGCAGAATTGAATAAAATAGATGTTATAAATCAACGTAGATTCGATGTTATAAATGATATAACAACACAAAATTTAATTAACTCAACAACAACAAATTGGAATACAGGAAATGCAGGTGGTACAAATACCACTGATACATTTGAAGTTATTCGTGAAAGAACTATAAGAGAATCTAGGCAGCTTCTTAATATCAATGATAATAATACATCAACTGTAAATGTTGGGGAATATGTTACTGATTTTGCTATGCAACCATATATGAGATCGAGAATAATTAAATTTGCTGTATTTGGTTTGAGACCATTAACTCGACATTACGTATATTTTGATGACGTTGCTGTTGATCAACATTGTCGTGCTGCCAGAAACAATGCGACTGGGGATATCATTGGAGAAAACGATATTGAAGAGTTGGGAGAATTTGGAGGTGCATTGACTACTGACGCTTCTGGTTCTTTATTTGGTAGTTTTAGAATTCCAGCTGGAACTTTTTTTGTTGGAGAAAGAATATTAACCCTTGCTGATGAAGCATTTGTTACCTCCCTGAAAGATGCAACTTCTATAGCATCTGTATCATATAATGCATATAATTTTTCAGTAGAAAAAGGAAGTACTACAATAAGTACAAGGCAACCGACATTTAATAGAATTGGTTGGTCTAATACCCAAATAGAAACAACAAGATCTACAACAACACGTAATACACGTAGAGAAACATGGCGACAAGAAGAAAGTAATGATGATGGTGGTAGTACTGATCCATTAGCTCAAACATTTTACATTGATCCATTTCACGCAAGAGATGAGGAAGGTGTATTCGTACCTAAAATTGATTTATTTTTTCATGAAAAATCTTCTACAGGTGGTGTTACAATTGAAATAAGAACAGTTGTAAATGGAACACCTACTCAAACAATAGTTCCCTTTGGTATTAAACATGTAAATTCAGCAAACGTAAATACTAGTAGTAATACTACTGTAGCTACAACAATTACGTTTGATTCACCAATATTTTTACGACAAGGCAATGAATATGCTGTTGTAATTAAACCAGATGGAAACGATCCATCATACAAAGTGTGGGTCTCTAAAATTGGTCAATCAGATATTGCTACTAACTCAGATAACATAACTCAGGATAATTTTGATGGTGTTTTATTTTTATCAACCAATGCAAGAACATGGACACCTTCCCAAGATGAAAATCTAAAAATGGTTGTATATAGATGTGATTTTGCTAATACTGTAGGTACAGCTATTTTTAATAATCCTGATACTGAATTCTTATCAATAAATGGTGTTAGTGGTAGATTTTTAATTGGTGAAAAAATATATAAACTAACCTCTAATGTTACAGCTCAAACAGTAAGTATATCAACTTCAAGTAGTAATGTTGTTGGTACTGGGACAGCTTTTACAACTGACTTTACAATTGGTGATCGTATTGTTGTAACGGGTAACGATTCCAACGGTACCATTAGATCAGAAGTACTCACAATTAATAGTATAGCTAATAATACCCAATTGTCAATTAAAGGTCAACCTTTATTTTCTAATACAGCAGCTAACTATCAAATTACTCCTTCTGGTATAGTGAGTTTTTATGATAATAATGATGCTGTATTGCATATTGATAATAGTAACGCTTCTAATAGTACATTCTTATTCAGTAATGGTGATGTTTTAATTGCAACTGATTCGAATGCAAATGCTTCTATCACAACAGTTGATAATCAAACTGTAAGTTATTTTCAACCATTAATGTATAGATTAACTTTTCCTGGTAATATAACAAATATAGGATCCACAACATTAACTGCTGCTGATAGTCTTGCTAATACAACTTCTATTCCTATGAAGTTTAATGATAATAATAGAATATTACCATTTGAACCAGCTATATACAGTAAGAGTAATGAAATTGTTAATAACAGTGGTAATAAGACATTGACAACAACGATGACATTATCAACTGGAAAGGTTACATTATCTCTTGCTTTAGATGTACAATCAACAAGTTTATTGACATTCAAGTCATTGATAAACAATGATACTACAAATGAAACGTATGCAAATGGAGCTGCAATCACAAAATATATATCAAGAAATGTCACATTGAAAGAGGGACTTGATGCTGAAGATATGAAAGTATTTGTTTCAGCTTATAGACCTACAGGTACAGATGTACAAGTGTTTGCTAAAGTGCAACATGCATCAGATAGTGATGAATTTGCTAATAAAAAATGGTCCTTACTTACCAATTTAGGTAATGATGTGTATAGTTCAACAGCTAATGAATTTGATGTTATTGAATATGAATATGATATACCATCATCTCCAAATACTACTGAACTTGTTGGAGTTGGAACAACAGTAAATGCAACTGCTACAATATCAGTTTCTGGTAACACACCAGGATTTAGTAATGGGACAGCAAATCAAGTTGGTACTGGTACGTTATTAAAAATAGTTAATGCGAGTAGTGATACAGATTATCAAATATCACGTGTTGCGTCTGTGAATACTTCAGTTATATTACTTGATCAAGTCGTTAATTTTACTAGATCAGGTGCAAGATTGGAAATATTAGATGATGATCATGGTGTATTTAAAGATCCACAAAATAATTACATTGCAACTTATTTTGATCCAAATGGTGTTAAATATGATGAATATAAAAATTTTGCAATTAAAATAGTCATGACATCAAGTAGTAGCAATATTATACCAAAAGTCAATGATTATAGAGCATTGGCATTATCAGTATAGGGGTACATTTGATGTCTAAAGATTATTATATAAAGGATGATAGTACAAAAGCTATACTAAATACTAATAGGACATCATATGAAGAATATAAGAGACAGAGAACAGAGATTAATAGAGTTCAAAGTCTTGAAACAAAAATGGAATGTTTGAGTAATGAAATCTGTGAAATAAAAGAATTAATGTATAAAATATTTAAGGGTAGATAATGTCAGAATCAAAATATATAGGGGCTAATGTAGCTACACAAACTGATACCTTTGCTTCATGGATTGAACGTACCAATCAAATGGTATATGATATGAGTACTGTTGTAATTACAACATTTGCAAATAGTACTGGGGGTCAAACAACTGGAAACGCACATGTAAATGGATTCTTCAGTGCAAATACACTAATAGCTAAAGATATTATAAGAGGAGGAACTGTCAATTCTCCTGGTCTACTTACAATTGGTTCAAATGCATTATTTGCGTCAAATTCAAC